ATAGTGCTCCGGTAACTTTCGAAGCAAATTAGCACGGTGGCTAGCGTGAATTTTTTCATCTCCCCACCAGGTAGGCAAATCAGATGTGTCTGGAGTCACAATTGCAAGCATTTTCTCGGCGCAGGTGTCCTTGTAGCCACGACTAATCCAGTCGGCACAGATAGCCAGCCCATAGGCACAAAGACCCGCTTCATGACCTACCCACATCTTGGTAGCGGGATGATTTGACCACCCGTAACCGGGCTTGGTCAGACTGTTGAGAATCTGCAGTGTTTCAACTCTTTGCTTGCCTAGGCGGCGATAATCAAGACACGCCGCTGATTGCTCGAAAGATTGATACGGAACGAATGTTTGCATAGGTGAGTACCCCCTTGTAGTGTGTAGCAAAATCTAAAATACAGGAGGCAATTGCAAATGTCAACACCAAATGAAGATTCCGAAGCGCTAGCCCTTGCTCGAAAGACAATCGAAGACAAGAAGAGAGACAGCATCGACACGTATCAGAGCTTGGCTGGAAAGTTTGCCCAATTCCCACAAGACAAAGCATGGGAATATCTTTCTCTCGGCATTACGTCAGAATCCGGCGAGATAGCGAGCAAGGTTAAAAAAGTCATACGAGACAAAGACGGAATATTCTCTGACGAAGACAAGAGCGCGATTGCAGCAGAGATTGGTGATGTCATTTGGTATGCCGCAATGCTTGCCAGTCATGTCGGTGTCAAGATGAGCGATGTTCTTGCCCAGAATATAGAGAAGCTGCAAAGCAGGCTAGAACGAAACGTGATTGCTGGAAGTGGCGATAACCGATAAATGTAAAATGGTGGGGTGACACCAATTTCGATGTCACCCCACCAAACACGGAGTACGTCCGAAGTCCGGCGAGAGTCGGAACGTGTCTTGCGTGATGAAGACATCCTAGTGCATGAGTATTCGGTGATAAGGTAGGTGCAGGTAAACAAACATGGCACACGAACTCGAAGTAATTAAAGGAAAAGCCCGAATGGCATATGCCCTTGGCGGCGACCGAAGAGCCCCATGGCATCGGCTTGGCACACCCATGGCCGGATTGCAGACCATGGAGGCAATGCTCCAGGCCGCAGAAGCAGACTTCGATGTTATTCTCACCCGCGTAGCAGCCGTTGATGACGAAGGCAACTTGATTCGCAATGCAGACGGAAGCGTCCTGGTGATTGAAGACAGCAGAGCAACAGTTCGTCAGAACACTGATGGCTCTTTTAATCCCCTGGCAACAGTCGGCACGCGTTATGAGGTGCGTCAGAATCGCGAAGTTCTAGAGCGCGCACTCGCTATCGTCGGCGCATCAAGCGGTGATGCAGTAATGGATACCGTTGGTGTTCTAAAGAATGGTGCACGATTCTTTGCAACTGTTGAACTGGGCGGAATCGTTATTGACCCACAGGGTGTTAATGACAAGATTGCTCGCTATCTAGTCGTAAGTTCGGGACACGACGGCGTATGGCCGATTCGCTATGCAAATACTGACATTCGCGCTGTGTGTAGTAATACCGTGGTTCTCGGCTTACAGAAAGCGGAGAGGGTGTTCGTAGCAAGACACACAAGAAATGTTGATGCCACAATTGAAGACGCACGCAATGTACTGAAGCTTTCATCCACGTGGGGACGCGAGTTTTCTATAGAGGCAGAGAGAATGCTGGGCATCCCAGTTCCCATGGGTTCAAAGAAACTCGATGACGTTATAAACACAGTTTTCCCTCAAGCAGCCAAAGAAACGGAGCGCCAGAGAAAAACACGCGACTCCATTCACGAAACGATTCGCTCTATTTATATAAACGACCGAAACGCTGCCAAGTTCGGATTTAATGCCTGGTCGACGTACAACGCTGTTGTCGAGTACTTGGATTTCTATCGTTCTGTAGACAATGCTTCAAGTGCAGTTGCGTCAATGGATGACACATCAGCAATTACGCAAAAGAAGTTGCTCGCACATCGCGTGGTGATATCCTAGTTGGATGGCATCCAATGATGATTACTCAGAGTGGGACGAAGAAGATATAGCAGGGCTTGACGATGAGTCCTATGAACGAGATGGGGACGAAGATTCACCAATGTCCGAGTTGCAAAAAAGCATGTTTGAGAGTCGCGTTATTGGCACATTCGTAAGAAATGCATATGAGTTCGGTGGGACCAATACATTGCTTGAGGTCTTATCGTGTGTTGAGCGCAAGATGGGCTGGCGAACTGAAATAATCGCCGACAAGAACGCTCTCGACGACTACATGTTTTATCGTCATGAAACATTCGATGAGGAGATATGGTCTTACTACGCGAACTCTGACCAGTATTCAGAGTTAATACACAAAGTTGCTTTTCTATCGGAACATGCAATGAGTGATTTCGTGGAGCTTTATTCTAAGTCTGGAAGCCCGAAGAAAAGATTCCGCAAACAAATGCGCAATATTGCTTGGAAGGTTTTCAAGAAACTGTCTCAATAGGTTGACATGTCTTTCCCTTGGGGTTAGGATACCTAAACGCATCCAAGGGGGAGTATGACAATAGACCGCAAGACACTGATTAATCTGGTCAACAGCAATTGGCAACTGCCAGAGCCACTCGATGTCCCAGTATTTAAGAATGCAGCGTGTGCTGGTTTGCCAACAGAGTGGTGGTTTCCTGAAAAGGATGGTGGCGCGTCAATCCGCAACAACACCGCGAGGGCAATAGAAATTTGCAATTCATGCGACGAGAAGCGCAAGTGTGGTGACTTTGCAATAGATAATCCGAGCGTTCATGGTATATGGGGTGGGCTTTCCGTTAAGCGACGCAGCAGGGCTCGCACGGCTATCCAACGAGCGCATTCGATGGAGCGAGCGCATATTCATCCTCCGTATTCGGAGATGCGCAAACAAATAGAATTAGGACCTCGTGGCCCTTTATCAATCTGAACCAGTAGCAAAACTACTTTCTCGTCTTAGCAATGTTCGAGAGGCCAACGGGCAGTGGATGGCGGCATGTCCTTGCAGAAACGATGACGATACTCCCTCGCTTGCAGTAAAAGTTGGCAACGATGACGAAGCACTTGTTTACTGCCATAAGGGCCTCTGTGATGCACAAAAGATATTCGAATCGTGCGGTCTTGACCTGGTCAAAGATGGATTTGCAAAAGACCGCGACGACTACGAGCGCAAGGAAAAATCAGCTAAGCCATTCAAAGCCGCTAGTGTTTCACCTGTGTCGGCGCCAAAACAGAAACGAAAGCTCGTCAAGACCTATCAGTACCATGATGAAGATGGAAACGTTCTGTATGAAAAACTTCGCTATCAAACCGACGATGGTAAGAAGTCATTCGCGCATCGACGTCCTGACCCGGATAATCCAGGCGAATACCTGTACAACCTAAACGACACCCGTAAGGTTCTGTATCGCCTTCCTGAGCTGTTAAAAGAAATTGCCAACAACGAAGATGTATGGCTTGTTGAGGGCGAAAAAGACGCTGACACAATGCTTGAGAAGTTCGGTATACCAGCAACAACCATGACCAACGGAGCGAACGCTTGGCAGCCTGACTACACGATGACCCTGGCTGCAGCTACTGCTGTTTGCATTATTGCCGATAATGACGACCCTGGCAAGCGACATGCGATTAGCGTTCGCGATGAAATCAATGCCGCCGGTGGCAATGCAACTGTATTCGTATCCAAGCACGCAAAAGATATATCCGACCACGTCGCCATGGGGCACGCCATTGACATGGAGACCATGTTCAAACTTGAGTCGTATGTAAGTGATGAGCCCGACAATGAAGTGGTCCAAGAAGAAATGGAACTGTCGGATGAAGAAAAGAATGAGGCCAGTGAGATAAAACCAGAGGACAAACTCCTGGAACAGATTCAGGAGATTGTCGCATCCGAGCGTTTGTCTTTGCAGCAGAAGCTCAGTCGAATTACGCATGCCGCAAGTAGCTTCACTACGGCCTCGTTTGAGGACTATGGGCGCACTGTTAACTGGCAGGAGTTCTTGCTTGAGGCAGAGGATGACTCTTACGAATGGATTATCCCAGGTTTGCTGGAGAAGCAAGAGCGCGTAATCGTTGTCGCCGCTGAGGGCGTAGGAAAGACGATGCTTGCGCGTCAAGTAGCAATAGCTTGTGCTGCCGGATTGCATCCATTTACATTTCAGCCAATGCCACCCGTGACGACGCTAACAATTGACCTAGAAAACCCTGCACGAATTATTCGTCGCACATCACGAACAATCATGGAGCAGTCAATTCGCCTGTCTCACGCCAAGACGGTTGACGCCCATCTACACATTCATCCTTCTGGTTTGGATTTGGCTTCAGCCAAGGACAGGGCGTTCGTTGAGCAACTCGTGGATAAAATCAAGCCAGGGCTAATTTGCCTTGGACCCTTGTACAAGGCGTATGTCGACAACGGCTCACTAACAAGCGAAGCTCTTGCTGTTGAGGTAGCAAAGTTCCTGGACCACATCCGCGATGTATATGGGTGCGCGCTATGGCTGGAACACCATGCGCCACTTGGTGCTTCCAATTCAACACGTGAACTTCGTCCGTTTGGTTCTTCCGTATGGTCTCGTTGGCCGGAATTCGGTATCTCGATTACGCCAGACCCACTGAGTCCGGAAGGCTATGTTTATGATGTGAAGCATTTCCGTGGTGCCCGTGACAAGCGCGCATGGCCGACAAAGATGAAACGTAGCCTCCGCTTGCCATTTGAGGTTCTAGAATTTATGAAGGAGTAATAATGGCCACAGAAAAAAAGCCCTTAACGCGAGAATTCCTCGTAGAGAGGGATTTACGCATATTTAAGATGAGGCAAGCCGGTGTGGCTAGCAATGAGATTGCCAGAAGGTTTGGTATGACCACGTCTGCTGTAGGCGTGGCAATTCGTAGACAGCTAGAGAAGCTGAACAAGGAAGCCTTGATGGCTTACCCAGAAGTTCTCCGGATGGAGCTAGAGAGACTCGATGCATTGCAACAGTCGGTGTGGCCTTTAACGCAGTATCGAAAGGTGAAGGCCGACGATGGCACAGAGATACAGATTGAGCCAGACCTGAAGGCGGTTCAGACCATGCTTTCCATAATTGATAGACGTTCGCGCCTGCTTGGCATGGACCAGAACAACATCAACGTACAGATGGACGTGTCTGCAACTGCGCCAATTAGGGCAACCCTTGCTGGTGCCGTAGCAAACGACATCAAGACGCAGTTCTCCCCAGAAGCAGAAGCCCGTAAGTTGCTTGAGATAATGGGGAATAGCGGCGTGCTCACTAAAGAGTACGTAGACGGTATTCTCGGGCAAGCCAAAGACATACCTGCTGCTATTGATGCCGAACTGATTGAACTAGAATCTGGGGAATGATACATCCATCAATCAAGAAGCTGGCGATGTCTATCGACTCGCTGCTCCCACTCGAAGGCAACCCACGCAGAGGTGATGTCGACGCGATTGCGGCATCCTATTCAGAGTTTGGGCAGGTTAAGCCAATCGTTGTGAAAGACAACGAGGATGGCACGTACACAGTCATCGCCGGTAACCACCAGCTACAGGCCGCAAAGAAGCTTGGTTGGAATGAGATAGCTGCTGTTGTGTTGGATGGTGACGACCAGCGCGCTATAGCTTTTGCTCTTGCCGACAATAGAACCATGGAACTCGGGAATACCGACCAGGGTCAGGTAATCGATATGATTGCGGAGCTTGGAAACGAGTATTCGGCACTGCTGGACGACTTAAAGTGGGATGACTTTGAGATGGCCGCCATGACTGAATGGCAAACCAAGAACAACGAAGAAGACGAGAACGAGCAAAGAGGCTATATTGCTCCTGTTATGCAGAACACTGTCAATTTCGACAATGTCGAGGTTGAAGAAGGTGCAGATGGCGAGCAGAGGTTCACTGCTAATTCAAACATAGATTCAGGAGATGCAGCAATCCGTGGTAGTGCAGCAGTTGGGGCAAGCACTTCATCGCAAGCGATTGTTCAATACACTCTTGTCTTTGACACCCCTGAACAGCAGAAGGACTGGTACCAGTTCATACGCTATCTGCGCAGTTCACCCGTGTACGCCGGGAATACAACTGCTGAGCGTCTTATGGATTTCGTACGCTCGCACGCTGACTACTAGTACAGGTTCCTAACGAATCCAACGTCACCCATGGTTCTGGCTTTGCCCTTAGCTGCAAGGTCCACCCATACGCCTTTCTCGTTGTATCTGTCATCTGACAGGTCTCCGTCTACCAATGGAAGACCGTTGTATGAATCCATAGTCTTTTGCGTCTTGTGTCTATTGGTCACGATGGCTGCGGTTCCACCATTGCGTATGAATGACTGAACCTTGTCCATGTCGCTGTTCTCGTTGACGCTATAGACAACTCTGTAGCGACTTCCAACCATTCCGTCTCCGCTTAGAATTGCTGGGTTCTTGGTGTAGTCATATACAAATACGTTGTCCATTCCGGCTTCGTTGTTGGCTAAAGACGTAAGAATGTTGTACCAACGCAAATCGCTATTTACGTTAAGTCTGACAAGCACCGTATCTTGTTCATTGGAGTGCTTCTTAATCTCGGAACCAAGTATGCGCACAAAGTCTGTTGGGTGCTTGGCTAGGAACTGGGTCTTTACATTGCGAGCTTTTTGCACACTGTTGTATCGCCCGTTGCCGTTGTCTAGAACGCAAACGCTTGTGCAATGGCCGCGCCAGGCACATGTCTCAATACCGGAAACATTGGCGTGCTGAATCGTCAGACCAACTGTGTATATCTTTGACTTCTTCAGCTTGTGCTGAACACTGGGAAGAGTAAGGAGGTTGGCGTATGAGCCGAATTCGTTTTGCTGCCTAAACTTCAGCCAACTGGCCCGTGCTTCTTTTAGGCCTGCGCCTTGCACGCCATCAAGAAACGCGTTGTTTAACTCGCTTGCTCTTAACTGCAGCACGCTGGTGAGCATTCGGTTTTCGTCCATTATCCAAATCCTTTAAATAGCTATGTCTATATACAAGCATACCTATAAGGACTCCATGGAAAAGACCTAATCCAAACCCGACGTAATACATCAGAGTGGTCACGACATGTATTCTTTTAGTTCTCTTTCAAGCTGGCTTTCGCCTCGTGCGCCCGTAAGTGTCTTGACTGGCGTGCCGTCCTTGAAAACTACGATAGTCGGAATACTGAAGATATTGAATATCTGGGCAATCTCTGGGTAATCGTCGATATTTACTGTTCCGGTCTTGAAGTGCATAGAGTGTTTTTTCCCAAATGACTCGAATTGCGGTTTCATGACGCTGCACGGACCACACCAAGGCGCCCAGAAGTCAATGATGACGTGCTTGTCGCCATCTAAGAAATCTGGAAGCGAATCGCTTGTTACTTTTTCGACCATGACTACTATCGTACCGGACAGGCGCCCGTACTGCAGTCTCCCAGGTCCAACAGCTCCGACTGTGATGATACGAGGGGGACGCTGAAGTCGATTTTGGAGACCATCTTTGTGTATTCATCTTTGGTTATCTCCTCGTATGGAGGGAGTGGGAAGTTGTGGTCACTGTGGAGAAGGAACGACACCGATTTTACACCTTTGTCATAGTTCTTGGACAACCATTCACGGATAGAGTCAAGCTCTTCCTTGCGGTAGTACACAGTTACCGATACGGCATTATCTGCCCATACGGTCTGCATCTTTTTGACCCATTCAAGCTGTTCGATGGCAGTCATGCTGGCTGCCAACACTGCGCCCTCTGGTGACTCGCATGGGAACTCGACCACATACTTGGTGTGGTCTTCACGTCCATCTATGCCAATATCCCAGAGCACCTTGTACCCGCGAGCACGGCAACCTGCCACTAGCGGGTCGGCGGCACCGAAACGAACACGACGAATGTAGTACTGCGCAAATCCTGGGTGTATGCCAGGTGTATTGCCTGGGAGAAGGGCCAGCGTCCCTGATGGTTGGACCGTAGTCAAGCGTACTGATTCTGGCCATCCATTCTCCGCTGAGTACTTCTTGTCGAACTCACGGAGGTTCACATAGGCCTCATCAAGCCACTGAATCTTTTCCTCTTCGACCTGGAGGATACCCGTAACGCTTTGACCAAGACGAGCGTTTTTACGAACAATCTCTGTGGTCTTTGCATACGGATAATCAAGACGAGTGATTTGCTTTTGAATCTTATAGAGGAGTGTCGAAATCTCCTTGAGTTGCTCTACTGATTCGACGTTTGGCAAGAAGATGGTAGAGAGGTTGCATGACTCGCCATCAGCAAGAGCAATCTCCGCACAGGGGTTGAATCCCTCGATTGTGTTATCTGTCATCTTCTCGCCAAGGCGACCGTACGTGCGTGCAAGCTTGCGGTTAACGAGACCATATGGCTCACCTGAACCATCGTATCCCTTCCACAGTTCTGGCATGATTTCTTCGTAGGCGTCTGCATAGATGCTGTTGTTGGAGTTGGCGCGATATGCAGGGACAGTACCCGTAGACCAATTCTTGGCACGAAGGAAAAGCACGTCATCTGGGTCTCCGATTGCAATCTGCGCTGAACGGCGCGACGAGCCAGACACGACAATGCGACCAATGATGTTGCAAATGTCAAGTACGTCAATAGAGCGAAGCTTCTTGCCTTCACGATTCTGCATCACCTTTGATATGTCTGCAATCCCTTCGATGAGTGCGCCTGGACCTGATGCTGTGCCACCGAATGTCTTGAGTGGTGCACCGAATTCACGAATAAGAATTGTGGAGTATGAGAAAGACTTACCCGTGTCGAAATATGACTTCAACACTGCATGCAAGAGTCGCTTCCAACCTTGACGCGAATCTGGGACGATGATGTCTGCATCGTTGGAGCGTTCGTGAGTGACTGTCACGCCTGACTTAACCTTTGGCAAGTCGTGAATCTTGGAGCGCTCAACAGAGAATCCAACGCCACCACCAAGCATTAGGTACTCAAACAGTAATTCAAAGTCTTCGATTGTTTCGATGTTGGTGAAGTAGCAGTTGTTTAGCGACGTCGCATTGAACTTCTTGACCAGTGGCGTTCCAAGTTGCCAAAGTGCTCGGCCGGAGAGTGAGCAGCGCAGATTGAACATGTGGTCGAATAGCGTTTCTGCTTCTTGTTGTGTGAGCGGTGTGCCAATTTCGACAGCACCGTTGATAGCCCGTACGACAGTTTCGGTCCAAGTCTCATTGCGATTCATCTCCTCGATTGGGCGACTGTATGTACGTAGGTAAACGACTTCTCCAAGTCCACCAAAACCCCAGGGTGTTTTCTTGTTGGCATAGCTTGCAATGAATTCTGGAGTGAGCAACGACATTATTAATTTCCTTTACGTAGGGATTGAGTGGGTTTACAAGTTTATATGAGAAAACAAAGTCATGCGTCTAGTTGATTTCTATTCCCAACTCTTTAGCTTTTTCAAGCGTGACTTGTTGTCCCTTTCTTGCGAGCAGTACCCTAGCAGTCGTGAAAGGAGTAATCTGTCTTTCTCCCCAAATATCTTCGTCGACGTATATTGTGCGAATGTCGCTAAGCGTTGCAGATTCGACTGATGCGAATGCTATGTGGATATCCTGTGGGTTGTGGTCTTCTGGTGTGCAGTCACCCGTAGGGTGTCCACAGACCAGGCAAGGTTCCCTAGTTGCTCTATGGAATTGGATATCGCCATAGATTGTGTCTTGCGAATAGAACATGTCTGACATTCGACAATTCTACACCTGTTGTGTTTCTGTAGGAAATTGATAAGCTGCAGTATGACAAAGAGTCGCTCGAGATACATAATCTCAAAACCGAATCGATTGCCACACTTTAAGCCCGTAGTGTTTATTAAGCGAGGCTCTACACCAACCAAGTCAGTATTGCATTATTTAAAGATGAAGCGTGGCATGCCTGCTACTGCGAAGCAAACAAAGGACATGTTCCCTCGATTCTTCAAGGGCCCCTCTGATGCAGCTCGAATCCTAAGGACTCTTGAGCGCAGGGGTTTTGCGGAAAGCGTGTATGAGGGAGCTTGGCGCATAACCAGCAACGGCCTACAAGCAGTCGACCTTCTTGCTCACAGAGACAAGAGGGACTTTGCTGAACTAGAAGATGATGAGTTCTAGTTAGAACTTGAACCAGCTGAGGAAGCGACGCTTCGTCTTGGGGTTCTTTACATCACCTGCGTAGATAACAACTGCTGGCTCTTGCTTGACGACAGGCACAACAACGGTTTCTTCAACCTTGGCTGCATCTGGCTTCTTCTTTGCAGGAGTCTTCTTCTTGGCAACAGCCTTCTTCTTTGGCGCTGCCTTCTTCGTTGTCTTATTGCTGGATGTTTTCTTTGTTGTCATGGCGTAAACGCTAGTACACCCGTAGGCACTTCTGGCGGAACCTTGACGTGATGTAGCGTTGAGTGTGAGGTTGGATTCATTCTATAATCGTCTTGACAAGATTGCTCTGGCTTTAATGTCTGGTGTTGAGGCAAAGAATGAGTCGGTCAAAGAGTTCGGCATAGGCGAGGACCTACCTATCAGTATCTTCTGCTGGAAGGACGACAGACTCAAGCTGATGATGCAGCTGAGGGCTGACATACAGAAGGCAACACCAGAGCAACGCTTCGATGCTATAGCGACTGCTGCTTTGGTCACCCGTAAGGGCTGGGGCATCGACGAGTTTACTCTGGTATCCGAGGCATACGTAAGCCATGACCCTTCATTGACAAAGGGTGTCGAGTTGAGGGAGGCGTTCGTCGACCCTGAGTACAACGTAGGCGAGTGCCTAACGGTCATGCATGTGGACGTAGAGCGTGTGACATTCGTGGTCAAGACCTACAAGTATGACGTGCCACGTATGGTCGTATGGGCTGATGAGGAGTACGAACCTGGCTCAACAATGGTGCGGTCACAGGACGGCAAGTATCCCAATATGTTTAGCAAGGTAATTAGTTCGATAGAGCAAGAGCAAGAACCATTCGATGCACAAGAGTTCTACAACACTTTGTCACACGGACTAATTGAGTCGGGCTTTTATTGTCAGATATTCGATTAACACAGCAGCAAGTCTGACGTTTGTATATTTGGACGAAGCAACAGTCTGGCTATATGGTTGTCGTTTGTTATAGCAAAAACTAGCTTATATAGTCAGCAGTAATCTGGACAATATTCTGGATGATGTTTTGTAAGTTGTTGCTTGCACTGTCAGGAATCTAAACGCAATAAATGCAACGGTCGGTAAGGCTGTTTGGTTGTCTCACCTGATAGCCCCGATTGCAAACTTTCCGGCTACCGGCCGGGTGGGGGGGAGCGCGCGTGAGATTTTTTTAGCTCACTTAGTTTCGGATAGATTTATCCAATTGTCTGAGTGTTCGCTGAATACGTGTGACGTCCACTCAGGAAGAAGTCGTGCTCTCTTTTGCGAACCCGCATTTCGATAGACGCCCTGTCGTGGAGCCTCGAGCTACTTTTGCGTTCTTTTCTAAGTGCAAGGATGAGTTCATTGAGTACAGACATGTGCGCGTTTCTTTCTTTTGTATTGAGCGCACTAGTGTATGGCTTCACAAGCCACTATTGGCATCACTTTTGATTAATTGACTGTTAATTAGTTAGAGCAGTCCTTGAAGCGAAATGCTTGTGCGTCTCGTGCTTTAACGATGTGCTCACCCTGCAAAATTAGCCGGTCCAAATCTTCGTTGGATAGATTTATATGGTTTATCAGCATGTCTGTGGTATTCCGATGCATCACACAGCGTTCCTCATCAATAAACGAACTAAATATCTTTGAGACGTTTACGTTTATGCTTTCTTTCATTGTTTGTTGTCTGGAACAGAAGCCATCAGGATTGAACGTAGCGAGAAGGCAA